CTGACTTTAATTCATCCAATGACATTGACATCATTACTTGAATTGTATCGTTTATTTCAGCTAATTTATATCCCTGTTGCTTTAATAAGCTAACATACTTTCTTGGTCTGCCATTTGGGTTTGCTACTTCACCCTTTTTGAATGGTTTTAAATTTTGCTCATTTGCCATATCTTCTCTATTTTTTCACTATTTTTTTAATACTTTTTAAATAATCTTTATATTCTTTTTTATCCCCATAGTAAAGATGACAAACTCTACATAATGCCATTAGGTTATTGATATTGTCTTTATTAGTTCCACCCATTCCCCTTGCATCTATATGATGAATATCAACTGCTTTTGTGCCACATATTTCACAAGGAATAAAATCTGATATATCATATCCATGATGTTCAAAGTAAATTTTAGTATGCTTTTTCATATATCCAATTCTCTAAAAATTACACCATCTTGCCATTGGTCATCTGTTCCCTGCTCATATAGTTCTTTAACTTGTTGTGGTTTTAAAAATATAGTATCTCTTTGTAATAGACAAAAAGCATAAAGCAAAGGTGCATTAATTGAATGATAGGCATCTATGAATTTATCTATTAGTTTATATTCCTTTTCTTTAAAGTTCTTAGTTCCTTTTACCTGGATGACAAACAATTGATTTTCTTTTTGTATAATGAAATCAGGAATATTTTTAATTATAGGATTCAGTTTCCAAAACTCTTTAATTTCTTTTTCATTGTCAAATCCTAACTTTTTATATAACCATCCATTCTTATTGCATGAAGCAATAAATCTAACTTCACCAAAATTGTTATTTATCCTTTGGTCAAAAGTTCCATTAAATTGCATCCAGTTTACTTTTATAATGATTAGATATTAATTCCATTTCTGCTATATAGTAACTATTAAAATCTTTATATCCTTTATTGTCTTGTTCAAAGTTCCTGAATAGGATGCCTCTTAATCTTTGTGATGGTGTCTTTAGATTGTCTAAATCTGTTTTTAAGTTGTCTAATAAGGAAACTTCATCTTTTATAAATGGTTCTTCTTTTATTCCTACATAGCAAAATGCTTGATTAAGTTTAAATAGTTCTGTAAACTCATTAGGACTTAATTCTTGACTTCCAAAGATTATCTTGATAGTTTTATCCTTTCTTGTAGAAAGTGCTTCTATTTGCCCTGAAATTAGTATCATAAATAAATTGATTTAGTTCCTGACTTGTATGCTTTTATGTTTTCATTGTAAATAGATTCCATTTGATTAACTATTTCTTTTTTGTCAAATCCATACTCATTCCCTTCAGCATGGCTTCCAATATGTTCTGCTTTGCAGTTTCTTACATAGTATGTGCATAATCCTGCTAACCATGTTCTTTGACAATATTCCAAATCTATTTGACCATAAGGATAATATTGTTCATTAAACCTTCCTATTTTATCAATGGTTGTTTTTTTGATTAACCAGTTGCTTATTATAAAATCATTCATCAATGGTGGATTGTCCTCACTTAAATGTGATGCAACTATACCTGCATTAGGATATTGCAATAATGCCAATGCTTTTTTATGTAACCAATCCTTTGGTTCTATAATGTCATTTGAAAGATATGCTACTGCATCATACATATCATAGTTTTCTAATCCTTTATTCAAAGCATAAACAATGCCTTCTTGGTTGATAAAGTTTACAATGTATGAATGCCCTGCATTTGCAAGATTCTGATATATAATATACAATGGTCTATTGCCATAAGTTAGGCAGTTAACTAATATTCTCATTTGTTTGGTTTTAAATATTTAGCAGGATTTCCTACATACTTTGAATAGGATTCCATGTTTAATGTTTTTGTAATTACTGCACCCATCCCTATCATACAATTATTAGGTACATTTAACTTTTGATGAATGACTGCATTTAATCCTATATTTGTCTTTGAACCTATTATAGTATGACCACCAACTTTAGCACCACAAGATATGGTAACCCCATCTTCTATTATGCAATCATGTCCAATGTGAGAATGCTTCATTATGTAACAATCATGTCCAATGTAAGTTGGGTGCAATCCACCACCATCAATAGAACAGAAACCTGTTATTATTGTGCCTGATTTAATTATGACTCCTTTATTATCTTCTTCATGCCCTTTCCATTCAGGATTAGAACCTATAATACAATAAGGACCTATTGTAACATTATCTTCAATAGATACATTTAAATGTACAATTGCAGTTGGGTGTATATTAATCATTGACTTGTGTTTTATACCAGTTATAAACTATGTGTAGCATTTCAGCAATACAAGCATTGCATCTATCATTGTAATGAAAATAAGGATCATGTACTTTATAAGCATTGACTATTTCATTTTTTATTTCAGGTGTCAATCCTACAACACTATTTGTGTTGATTAAGAAATCATAAAAGTGTTTATGCTTTAATAAGGTCTGCAAATGCTTTTCTTCTGACTTCGTTGACATCTTTGATGTTGTACTTTTCAACTGCCCATTGATAGATTTTTTCGCCATATATTTTTATTTGTTCAGGATTATTTATAAAGAAATTTATATGCTTAAACCAATCTTTTTGACTTTCAACCCATAACACTGGTGCATCTGTATCTATTGAATAAGGTTCAACCTTGCTAACTATTGCAGGAATCTTTTTACTTGCTAATTCTAAAATCTTTAAATTTGATTTGCACCCATGCCAATCTGATTTCTCTAATGGTACTAAACCAATATCCCCATACTCATAAAGTTGCATATAGTTATTAGGCATTAGATATGATAATTTCATATAAGGTAATGACTTATTGAAGGTATATGAATTAACCATTCTATCCCATAATATTTTAGAATTTTCATCTGAATCATTATAACCACCTATAACCATTTTTATCTTGTCTTTATGCATATTAAGTTTTCTTATTGGAAACTTTAATATCTCTAAATCCTTTTCATGTGAAATAGAACCTGACCAAAATAACCTTATTCTTTCATCTTCTACTTTGTCAAGTTGGTACTGGTGATTGCCATAAGGTAATGCATTAGGCAATACCAATACATTTGGATTGATAGGTCTAACTTTGTTTGCTAATCTTTCATTTGTGCAAGTAACTAAATCAGCACATTTCATATTGTTTATAAGAACAGGAATCAACTCTTGAAATGCATCATACATAATATGATCAGGTGGCAAAATCCAATCATCATCAATATCCATTACTACTTTGCAATTAAGCATTTCTTTTACCTTTGTCCAATCTTTTTCAAGTGTGCAGAATCTATTATAGAAAACAATATCCCAACCTTCTGCAAGTAATTCAGGTGTAGGTTCATCAGTTACTATCCCTTTAACATCATTCATAAATCCTAAAGGTATTGTAACCCTATGCCATGCACATCCACTTGCTTGATAACCTAATCCTAATATTTTCATTTATTCATTGTTTTTTAGGTTTTAATAGAAAATATTCTTTAGTTTAAGAAATCTTCACCTTTATAATCTAAATTATTCTCAATGCCATTTGCCCATGCTATTGATAAAGGAATTACTATTATTAAAGTTATTATTACTGCTATCATTTTCTTTGTTTTAATTGTTCTCTATACCATTTAGCACCTGCTTGAAATGATTGTTTGCCTGCACCTTAATTTGTTTCATTTCGCTTTCGTATATTTTCGTATCATTACGTATATTTTATAGTTAATTTTCATTTAGTATTGTTCTTGTTTCGCAAACTGGTAACAATTTGTGACCAGATGTTTTATATATTAAATGTCAGCTCAAACCTGACTTATATGCTATAAGATATAATTTGCACAAAGTACCTGTTTTCATATCCTTTTGCATATAATTACTTTAAGTGAGTGTGGTGCAGTGCTTTTCATTCCTGCATTCCAATCCAATGGACTGGTTCTTTCATTGAATTAACCCTTTCACTTAATTTTATAACCTATAAATCCAGCACCAAAAATTATTGCCAAAAATATACTGATTTCAATATTGATGAAATATAATACAACTGCTATCCATACTGAAAGACAAGTAACACAATCAAATGGCTTTAACCTTTGGAATGGCTTTAATCCAAATCCTTTCTTAATT